TCAATATTTTTTGTGAAATATCCATTTTTTATAAATTTAATTATTTTTATTTAATTTTATGAAGTTTTTTGTTTTTCTTGTTCTCTTTGTTGTCTTTTTTCAAGCAACTCCTTAACTCGTAGTCTTTGTCTTTCTTCTTTTTGTTCTTCAATACCTAAGAATGTGGTTGTTGATTCAGTATCTATTTCAATCATAGCATTATCAAACTTGCAATTTTCAAACACCACACCGTCATCTCCAATACGAGATTTGGTAATTGCTATTGTGGCCAACTTCATTTCTTTTTGTTGTAATGTTTTTGCTACTGAAATAATAACATGTCCTACCTGTGCCTTCTTAATTGATCCCCCCATCTGGTCAGTCGTTACAACTTCCGATGAAATTGAGGCTCTATTTCCCTGGGTTGCTGTCCAACCTACTAAATTTAGTTCATGACACATAGCTTCAAAACCCCTCATTACTGAACCCTCACTCTTCCATTCATCCCCTAGATTTTTATCTGGAACAATACAATCAATGTAATCAACAACAACCATGTCTATCTTTATACCATCTGCAATCATTTTTCTAATTTCATTCTTAATTTGCAACATGGTTTTAGTATCAGACGGTAGTTTTTTCAAGATTAACTCATTTGGCATTTTTTCTTTAATGTCTTTTACTTTTTGCATCACCTCATCCTTTTTTTCTGACAATTCGTCAGGGTGAATTTTTGTCCAAAGGGTAAAATGTTTCCTTTGTATCACTTTTGGGTTGTCTTCAAAAAATACTTGAAGAACGTTAAAACCTAAGTTAAATGCGTGATTTGAGATCTTGGTTAATACTGTTGATTTACCTACTCCGGTTGGTGCTAAGATAACACCAATTTCTCCTTTTGCTAAACCTCCCTTTAACAACCTATCTATACCTGGTATTCCCATTGGTATTGGATGTCTATAGTCTTCATCTAGGACTTGGTCTAGGTTTGAAAAGACATCTAACATTGAGGTATCTTTTGACCCAACAAGTAATGCGTCTCTTACTAATTCTTCTAGTGTGTCATAGTTTTCAAACTCACCTCCGTCTATAATCTTTTGAGCTTTTTTCATAACTTTCTGTAACTCTTGTTGTTTACAGAATTTAAGTGCTTTTTCTTGTACAAAATCTACCCCATCAATAGGTGCAGACTTAATTTTCTTAATAGTGTCAAGCACAACTTTAACTGCAGTTTCTTGTTGAAGTTCGGATTTAGCGACTTGTTCTAAGGTATCAAAAGAAGGTGTGTGATCATACTTTATATAGTATTCTTTAATCATCTGAATGATTATTTTGAAATACTTGTTTTCAAAATAGTTGTTTTCTATCACATCAATTATTGAATGTGAAAAGTCTTTGTCTAAAATAATTTGATTAAGTAATTGAATCTGAAAATTGTTACCAAGATATTCAAAGTTTTTGTTTGTCGCCATAATTTTTCCTCTTATCAGTAAAGATAAATACTATTAGTTTTGAATAAATTGTGGATAAAAATAATTAAATTTTCTACCTGAAAAAATGTCAGTCAGGTCTGTTAGGATACCTTTTAACTTTGGGCGTAGGTCTACGGTATATCTTACCTTTGGTGGGTAAGGTTTTGCATCAAATGTCCTCTGACAAATTGTCAGGTCCCCAACCTTAATATAAAGGTTAAAATTTTCTTTACCATCTGTAATTGATGTGTTTAATACCTCTGGATTTTCAGAAATTTCATACTGATTATCCAACATGTAAACAACCGATCTCATCTTCAAGTTATATTGAAGATCATTACAGAAAGTTCTTATGTAGTCATAAAATTCTTCAGATTTACCGGCGTTTTTATTAAACCCTTTGACATTGAAAAATCTCTGAACTACGATGTTGTCATTACACATTAACAAAAATTCTACTTTTGTTATTTCTTGTTCTCTCATTTTTTACTTTTTTGTTTTGTTTCTAAAATTTGTTTTTTCTTTTCTTGATAGTTTTAAAAATGGCTTTAAAAAATTTACCCAAGCGTCGTCACCCTTTGGGAGAAATTTGAAGAATCCGTCTTCCATCATCATTCTTATTAGGTTTCTGTGTCCTCGTCCATCAGGATCCAATGACTCTGAGTAATACGACCTAACAAGTTCTTTTCCTTCATGAGAAATGAGTGGATTAGCTAGGTCCACCAATTTTTCATTAATTGTGAAAAACTCTTCTCCAAATATTCCCTCTTTGGTTTTCCCACTAAGGAGATTTTGTAAAGCAACATTTCCCTTCTGTTCTGAAAGTAACATTTCTGCCTTTGTTAAAATATCGGTATATTTTAATTCAGTATCAAGTATTTCAGGAAACAGTTTAAGAAATGTTTTTTCACCCAAATAAAAAATACCATCAATATTATCTGAACTATCACCAGTTAATATTTTATAGGTTTTAACATTATAATGTGGTATTTCGGATTCATATATTTTAATTCCGTCACCATTCTTATAATATCGTTTTTGTTGGGGTGAGTATATAGTTACCTTCTCAGAAATTAATTGTGTTAAGTCTCTATCTGATGAAAATATTGTTTTATCTTCATCTTCTGAAATATGACAATAGTAAGCAATTAAATCGTCGGCCTCCGATTGTTCTACTTCTAATTGTCTAACAAACGTTTCTTCTAGGTATTGTTTTACCCTATTTTTTTGGGTTGCAAAAGATTGATCTTTAAAGTCGTCCTCATTTTTTTGTTTACGATTAAGTTTGTATTTGGGATAGATAATTCTTCTTTGTGAAGATCCGGTTTCGCTATCCCAAAATACAACAACTTTATTGTAGTTATTTTCTTCTAAAAATCTTCTTAGGGTGTTTAGAAAATGCCAGGTACCACCAACATGTTCACCGTTATTAAAAAAATCTTTAACTCCGTGAAATCCAATTTTTAATAGATTGTTTCCATCAACTAATAAAGTTTTAATCATTAGATGTTTCGTTTATTGGATTTGACATTACCGGTTCTTTTTCTTCCATATATTCAGAAAAGAACTCACTAAAAATCGCTTCCATAACCGGAACACAAATTGAGTTTCCTGCTAAAGATACGTGTCCCTTTGTTGATAACGATGTTGTAAGTAATAAATCTATATCTTCATCACGAACACCCATAAATCTATATCCCTCTCTTGCTGTGATATTTCTTACTCTACCATCTTCAGTCATAATTTGTGGGGATCCACTAGTTGTGAGACAAGGTGAACATGCGTCAACCGAATAAATTCTTCTTGCCTGGTCATAACTTACATCATCTCTTCTTGCGATTAATTTACATACGGTATTTCCTTTTGGTTCGTGTGGTGTGTATTGACAATCAATAAATAATTCTGGATTCTGTGTGTCCTCAATAAAAGGTCTCATTGGGATTCTTGTTTTTTTATGGGTGTCAACATTTTCCATTCTTTGTTTCACGTCGTCTTTGTCACCGTTTAACACTGAAATCATAAAAACTCTTTCTCTATTCTGTGGACAACCAAAGTCAGCACCATTTAAGATTTTCCAATACGATGTATATCCTAACCCACGAAGAAAATAAATGTGTTTTTTAAAATTCTCATAGTGATTTTTAGAAACAAGATTTTTAACATTCTCCATTAACAAATACTGTGGTCTATTTGCGGATAATAATCTTTCAACATCAAATAATAATCCACTTCTTGTACCTTCTTTAATCCCTCTCTGAACCCCAGAGATTGAAATGTCTTGGCAATTATGAGCAATACAACCATTTGCTGTGAATGAGTGGTCTTCGTCTACTTCAATATCATATACTGAATCATTTTTTTGTGTATTTTCAACACCAGTAACCTTGGACCAAACGTGTCCGTTATCATAGAATATTTTATTTCTTTTTATTTCTTCGGTTTTGAATGTTACCTGGTATGTATCTTTTTGATTTACAATTCTGTTTTCAATAACACATGTTGATGGTCTTTCTGTTTTATATATAGAATATGGAACTTTATACACTTTACTTATACACTGTGCTATACCATAAATCAGTTCTCTACTAACACTTGTAAATCTTTTTAAACCACTTTTCATTGTATAGCCATCAGCCGAAAAATACCCCTCAATAAAAGATTCTAATAAATTAACCGGTAAATCTAATATAGTGTTATTTAATCTTTTACCGTGAGCATATTTACCAAATTGTTCAACAAATAAACCAATTTCTTTTTTTGGTAAATGTATTTTATATGTTGATCCATCTCTAACAACTGAAGCATTAAATTCTAATTTTTCTAATCTTTCGCTAATTTCTTTAAGTTCTTTTTCGTTTCTGTTTGTACAACAAATCATTATACCACTTTGATGTCTCATCCAACCATCTCCAATGTATCTTCCAATTAACCACCAAAAATCATTGTTATCCATATATTTTGATAATTCATTTTTGTGTCTGGTTTTTCTACCGTCTCCCCATTTAAAATCAATTCCGTCCCACTTTGGTATAATACTATTTTGATTTATCGCAACTCCAAGATAATCGTTACTTGTCAAATCTTTACATTCTTTCCAGTAAGGTTTTGTTAGGTTATTTTTGTCACCATCAATTTTAGTTACAACATAAAATCTGTGGTTTTCAGTTGTTTTTAATTCATCAAATATTGGTGATTTAACATTCCAAATTTCTTTTTTACCCTGGTCAAACTTATTTGTAACTTTTTGGTATTTGTTAGTATGCGTTAAAACTAAATCGTCAATTTCAACATCAACAATATTTTTATAACCGGTACTGGTTAATACCAACGTATCTTTAGTAAAACAAGGGAATGAGTATGTTAGTAGGTCACAACTTGGAAAGTTATTTTCATCAATCTTTGTTATATCACCAAGATTACCATTTGTTGTTGAGTGTAAAACATCGTAACATTCATTTGCTTGTTTGAAGTTGTCGCAGTTTGCAACATTTTCATAATCAACACCAATATATTTAAGTGCTAACTCTTGTGTTCCGTAACCGGAAAATAACGATACTACTTTTAACTTATTCTTGTTCATATACTTTTTCTTCTTTTAAATCAAAGTCGCCATCAACTCCGATAATTGTTTTCCAATATTCTGCGTATTCACTTTTGTAAGTCTCAATAGACTTCTTTTCTTCCGTAGCATCCTTTCCAGGTAAAAACCCGTGAGGTGTTACAATAATTTTACCATCTTCAAAACCAAGTCCATTAATGTGGTTTTTCATAACCGATACTTTTGTTCTTGATGCAAATTTAACAGTTCTTTTATCTTTTGTTGCTGTAATCTTTGTTGTTCCAGCACCTTTTTGATTACCATATAAAAACACCAAAGATGAGTTTAACCAAATTGCTTCTCCACCTTTTGCTTTAATTTTTGGTTGACCAAATGGATTGTCTGGTAATTCAACCCAAGGTTGATTAACGATAATT